CAATTAAAAAATGAACTACAAGAAACTAAGGCTATTGTTGAGTATAACTCTCCTGATAAGTCTATCCCATTCAGCCTTGAGCCAATCGTATCCGACTCAACGAATTGAGGGTAAGGATACTGTTGTTATAATGACTAAGAAGCAAGCGGAGAATATCAATATTGTATTTAAGAATACTAAGACTCAGATTGATAAACTCAAGATAGAAATTGATTCTATTACTAAAATTAAACCAACTGTAGTTAAAGATACTATCTATAAGCGTGGCTCTATTCTAATCCCTAATGGGAACTATTTGCTTTATAACTTTAATGAAGCAGAGAATAGATATGAACTAGATCCTAACTCTGTTATAGCTGCTAAAGGTACAGACGATGATACTACTACAAATCTAGATGCAGTCATTACTACTATAGGATTTGTCACTATATTTTCTTTATTTATTTTATTATTATAACTTATGCAATTATCAAAGTATTTCACATTAGCTGAATTAACTCCTTCAGGAACAGCGAAACGTTTAGGTATTAAAAATGATCCAACTCCTGCACATTTAGAGTGCTTAAAAGGATTATCAGTTAATATATTAGACAAAGTAAGAGAACATTTTGGAAAACCAATTTGGGTTTCTTCAGGTTACCGTTCTAAAGCTTTAAATGAAGTTACTCCAGGTTCTAGTGCTACCTCACAACACTGTTCAGGTGAAGCAGCTGATTTAGATCAGGATGGTAGAGGTACAGGTGTATCTAATAAAATGGTATTCGATTATATCAAGGATCATTTGAATTTTGATCAATTAATTTACGAGTACGGAACTGATGCTAACCCTGATTGGGTTCATGTTAGCTGGGAATCTACAGGTAAACAAAGAAAGCAAGTATTACGTTGTACTAGAGTAAACGGTAAACCAGTTTATACACCATATAAGTAATTCAATTACAGCTTGGCATTATGACCACTCTTTATTATATATCAGGAGTATGGACATAGATAAAGTATTTAATTCATTTAATGATGGAGAGTTCCAAGAGGCAATTAATGACCTCAGGGACACTCCTTCTTATTGGATTGGTATGTTTAAAAAACTAATACACAACTATAATAATGGTTATCAATATTTCATGAAAAATCTTCTAGACTCACTAGAAGATGAACATGATATAGATAAGGATAAAGTAAAAGACACAGTTGAATACTTAACTTATTCTATAGCATACTCATACATTAAAAGACTTGATATTACCGATTTATCCCACGTATATTACATTACCTTAGCAACTGACGATATGCTGTTGACTAGTATTAAACGTTGTTTATATTACTTTGAATCAATAGAAAGATATGAAGATTGTGCATATCTAAAATCACTTGAAACAGAAGTAAACAAAATTCTCCTAAAGTTTGGCTCCCCAAGTAAATAACATTATATTTTAAATACGGGTTTTAAGGATTAAGAGAGATAGGGAATAAGAACGAAACAAGAACAAAAACACCTAAAGAATAAAATGGGTGGTTATAAATAAACATATGAGAAATAGAGAAATTTTTAATAGGAAATTAGAGAATTTAGAGTCTAATTTAACTAAAATGTCTTACTTATTAAGACGTCAAGGAACTAAAGATGAGTATGATGACATGATCACATCTTGTAGAGATCTAATTGAACAGATGAAATCATATATTAATATGGAACCTGTTACACCTAATGAAATCAATAAGTACTAATATGTTACAACCGGAACAAATATTAAATAACTGGGAAGAGTTCTTAGGTTATATAGATATGTACATTATGGGAGACCGTGGTACTAAGTTAAAAGCGTTTTATGAACAATATTCTGAACGTTTTATGATGATGCCTGCTGCTCATAAGCCTCAATATCATAATTGTTTTCCTGGTGGTTATGTAGATCATGTTAATAGAGTAATTCAAGGTGCCATAAAAATAGATCGTGTATGGAGGGAAATGGATGTAATTGATACTTATACTACAGAAGAATTAATATTTTCTGCTCTGAATCATGATTTAGGTAAATTTGGAACGTTTAAAGAAGAAGCATATCTACCTCAAACTGACCAATGGAGACGAGAAAAATTAAATGAACCCTATATGTTTAATGATCGTTTAGAGTTTATGTCTGTTCCTGATCGTGGTTTATATATATTATCTCAACTAGGAATTACAGTCACTAAAAATGAAATGTTAACTATTAAGTTACATGATGGTCTATATGATGAAGCTAATAAACCATACTTAATGTCATGGATGCCAGAAACTAGACCTCGCACTTCATTAATCTATATAGTTCACCAAGCTGACTTAATGGCGGCAAGAATTGAATTCGAAAGAGAATGGTTACCTAAATTATTAGGTCCTAAAGCAGAAAATAAAGCAAATTTTAATTTAAAAAAAGAAGATAAGAAGACACCAGTTAAATCTAAAGCACTAAGTAGTGTTAAAAGTGAAGGTTTAAAAAATGTAATGTCTAATTTCTTCGACGAATAAAAATGATATTAATAATATTAAGTGTATTGGTTGTGATCTTAGGATTCACGACCTTTAACCTTCTAATGAAAAATGAACAAGCCGAAGATATAATCATGTCTCAAGATACATTTATATCTAAATTTATGGATACAGTTAATAAAGCTGACGCTAAATTAAAACAAATTGATCATAAAGGTTCATTTGAATCAGATGATGAAATTGGATTCTTTTTTAAAGAAGTAAAAAATATACAAGCAACACTAAATGAGTTCAATAATAAACGCTAGTAATTTACCTAAGAACCCAAGTTCTACTAGGTATTTTACTCAAGACACAGAAGATGCTATCGTTGCTTATAATAAGTCTTTAGACTTTGATGAACGTGATAAGATTTATAATAGAAGAATCCATTATGCTTTCTTTAAGCTAACGGAAAATATTATACATACATTTAAATTTTATTATACTGAGGTAGATAATATTGAAGATTTACAACATGAAATTATAACATTTCTATTAAGTAAAATTCATTTATTTGATCAAAGTAAAGGTGCTAAAGCGTACTCTTACTTTGGTACTATTGTAAAACGATATTTAATTATATCTAATACTAAAAATTATAAAAAACGTATAGATAAAGCACCAATTGAGGATTTAGAACAAGACGAAAAACATTCGTATGAAATTGATGATATCCCGCCTAATGAGCGCTTAAATGAGTTCTTAACACTATATACTGAATACTGTTCTAATAACTTAAAAACGTTATTTCCTAAAGATGGTGATGCTAAAATAGCTGACGCGATTCTTGAGTTATTCCGTAAACGTGAGGTATTAGATATATTTAATAAAAAGGCACTTTATATATACATTCGTGAAATAATTGATGTAAAGACACCTAAAATTACTAAAATAGCTAATAAATTAGGTGATATATTTAAAGAACATTATTTATTTTATATTGAAAACGGATATACAAATTTCTAAGTATCATATTTATAAATAAAAATCATGAGTAATTTAGAATCAGTTGTTTTTGGAAACAAAAAATTCTCTGATATCTTAAGCGAGATATACGATAATCAAAAGAAAAAAGAAAAACAAATATCAACTTTAATAGGTGAACTAAAACCATTAATTAATGATATTGGTGACGCTACATTAATTGTACCTTTAATCAAAGAATACTTAGAAATAAGTGTCAAAAATGATGAACAATTAATTAAAATGGCAACTATTATCCAACGTGCTTTATCTAACTCAGCGGAGGCAGGTAATGGATTTGATTTATCTGATGAAGAAAAAACACAACTATTAGCCGAGATAGATAAAATAAGTAAAGATGTCAGTTAAAGGAACAGAAGGACAAGGTACTGTTATTGATCAAAGTAATGTAGGTAATAGAAGTTACGTTACTGATAATCCTTTATTTTTTAGTAATATAACATCAGCTTATCGTGTTGTAGATATAGTATTAGATGCTAATCATAAACTTTTTGAAAAAGCAGGAAGATGGCAAGGTATAGGTACTATAGCTTATGATTCTGTAATAAATCCAAGTGGTAAAGATTCATTTAGTTTGCCATTAGCTAGACCTATATTATCTAATAATAAGGCATATCCATTAATAGGAGAAATTGTTTATATAATTGGAGCTCCAAATACAGGCATAGGAGAAGTAACAACCAGTATAAATAGTTATTATATTAGTACTATAGGATTATGGAACACAGCAAACCATAACGCGTATCCTGTTAATTCTAATATACCTCCTCCATCCCAACAAAAAACATATACAATGGCTGAGTTAGGAAGTTTAATAACTGTAACCAGCCAGTATACTAAACTTGAACTTGGTAATACATTTATTGAACGTGGTTATATTCATTCATTAGTACCTTATGAAGGTGATATGATTTATGAAGGAAGATGGGGTAATAGTATTCGTTTTGGATCAACTATTAAAACTAAAGCTCCTGCAGTTTTTGGTTTAAATAATTGGTCACAAGGACCAAGTGAATCTGGAGATCCTATTACTATTATTAGAAATGGTCAACCATTAAAAGAAAATAAAACAGCAGGTTATTTACCTATAGTAGAAAATATTAATGAGGATTTAAGTTCTATTTATTTAACTAGTACACAAACTATACCATTAAATGCATCTAGTATTAGTTATTTTAGTTATCCTAATAACCCACCTCAAGATATAAATAAATTTAATGGTCCTCAATTAATATATAATTCAGGACGTATAGTATTAAATACAAATCAAGATCACTTACTTTTAAGTTCTATTAAATCAGTAAACTTAAACGCTATAGAATCAGTTAATATTGATGCACCTACAACTATAATTCAATCAGGTAATATATTATTAGGTTCTAAAAATGCTACTGAATCTGTTTTATTAGGTGATAGTACTATTACTACTTTAGCATCAATACTTGATAATATGGTAGAATTTTTAGATTCTTTAAAAGGAATAATGTCCACAGGTACTGGAACACCATTAGTTGCATTATCAACTCCCGCGTTTTTTCTATCAACTAAATTAAATGCAATTAAAGGTAATCTTGAAAAAATAAAATCTAACACTGTTAAAACTGTATAATGGCAACACCAAAAGAATTAGAACAGATTAGATTACAAAAAGCAGCAGATGAACAGTTAGTATTAGCTCAGTCTAATACTACAGCATTAAATGCTACTGAAATTTTAAATGCTACTCCATCTGATTTAAAAGCACAAGGTATTGCTAAATTACCATCATTATTATTAGTACTTGGTGATCAAATCAAACAAATTATAGAACCTGCGTTAATAAATTTAATTAAAACTTATATACAAAAATATATAGATGCTGGTATTTGTGCTGATCAAGCTACTATAGATAAAATAATACAACAACGAAATTTAATAGTTAATCAATTAAATAAAATTGTTAAAACTTTAACTATTATCACAATATCATTAGCAGTAGCTATTACATTTTTAGATCTTTTAAAATTAGCTATTAAAGGTATTGATTTAGCTAAACTTGTAGCTATTGCAGCCGCTATAATATCTCCACCATTATTTCTTACTTTACCTACTACATTACAACAATTAGATTTAGCTAAAATAAAATTACAAACAGACGAAGAAGGTAATGCTAAAATAGCTAAATATAAAGCAATAATTGGAGGAGCAGCATTAGTATCATCTATTATTGGTGGATTTGTATTAATAGCTATAGGATTATTAAGTTCTATTGATATTTTCTTAAAAAAATGCGCCCCAGATCAAGCAAATGAATTAGTTCCTATATCTAAAGAAACACAAGATATAGCAGATGTTCAAGCTCAAGCAACAATAACACAAAATCAAACAACTTATAAAGGCTTTATTATTGAAATTGAATTAGTACCATATACTTCTACTATAACTCGTAGACGAGCTATTGGTAAAAATCAAGATAGTATTATATTAATTCAAACCGAATTATCATTTACAACTGATGATCAAACATTAATTGATGAATTAAAACTAATTATTGATAGAGATAATTTAAAAGCCTATTAACTTAATATTTATAACACGATGAAATCAGAAGAATTTAAAAAAATCATTAAAGAAGCCGTTCG